GTAGTGCTTGATGTATTTAAAGATACTACAGACTCGGATACTACAGATTCTCTAGGCACTGAGATGGACTTAGAGCTTTTCAAGTCTCAGTTAGTAGAGGATGAAGGGCACAAGTCTAAGGCGTATGAGGATACTGAGGGCCACTTGACTATAGGTGTTGGACATAAGGTTCTAGATACTGATGGCCTTACAGCAGGGAGTGAGGTAACTGAGGATACTATAGATCGTATGTTAAATGATGATGCTTCACAGGCTGTACATAACGCTATGTCCTTAGTAGATGATTGGGAAGGGCTCCCCTCTAATGCTAAATACGCTCTCTCTAATATGACATTCCAATTAGGTAAGACGGGCGTGTCTAAGTTCTCTAAGACGCTTGCATTGATTAACAAAGGCGACTTCAAAGGAGCTGCTGTTGAGATGTTAGATTCTAAGTGGGCGAAGCAGACACCCAGCCGAGCTAAGAAAATGTCTGGTCTAATGGCTACCGCTAGTAGATAAAACACACAGGCACAAAAAAAGCCCCCTCAGATCACTCTAAGGGGGCTTTTGTATTTCTGTAGTTTAACTTCCTTTCTTGATTACACTACTCATATCGAAATCATGGATCTTCATAGTGTTTAAAGTAGTCTCGCTTGCAGTGTCATCTAGCTTCTCAGTCTCCTTCTTTATTAGTTGGGGTATTCCAGCATCTTGTTTTTCTTTAGCACCTTCTAGCTTCTCTTCATCTTCTTTAGTGTAGGCTATTGAGTATGCTCTAGGTTTACTTTCCTTAGCTATTAAGTCAGTAGACCATACATAGATCCTCTCTTTATTAGGGCCAACCTTATGGGCTATATAGAGAGCCTCTTTAGGCATCTCCATAGCTACAGGATAACCTAAAGCATCATCTACTGCAACATAAGAGTACCCACCAATCACTACCATCATAGGGATAATCAATGCCAACAACGCTCTCTTCTTTGTTGTGTTTATGATTACCCACGTTGAGATGGAAATGAATAAAGTTGCGAAGATAGCAATCACTAAGTTTATATCCATAACTACCTACCTCTTATTGGAATAAAATTACTAGGCGTGTTGTTTACTTCTACCAAGTTACCATCTTTATCTAGAATAAACCTGAATAGGCTAACGTGCTGGCCTTGCTTCTCAAACGTCACTATGGACTCGTACTTAATTCCGTACGGGTTTATCTTCATAAGACGGACTACTACCTCGTTATCGGGTTCCTTACGTCTAACTAAGTAAGGGTGTAGCATAACTTCATACTCCCCCACCTCCGTACCCCTTAAGGTAACAGTCTCTTCATTATTCAATAACTCAACACCATCTACAGTGTCATTAATACGGCCTAAGTCATCACGTTCTAAGTGCATGAATCCAGCACTCTTACTTGTAAAAGACACTACAGCACCCGAAGGTGAACGCACCCATAGATCTAAGTCTGCATAAGACTCGTCAGCCCATGATATTGATATCAAGTATTCGGCTTTCTTTGGTGCGTCTGACTTCTTAGTTATTGGGTTTATTAGTAGTAGTGCAACAACAAATAGGAATACAAAGGACAGTAGCATATTGAATATCATATCCTGAAACCCTGTACTTGATTTGAATCTATTCATTTTACTCTACTCCTACCTCTAGATTAACTAGCTTCACCTTTAGAAGTGTACTACAGATAAGACCTACGGCTGTAGTGTATAGTGCCGTTGACATTCCTGCTGCCATCTTACCCAACACTTCTGTAGTCTTAGTGGCGTCATTGATATCCAGTTCAGCCATAGAGCCTCCTAACATAAGTATGAAGCCTAACACAGTACCTATCATACCTAACGCTAACATAGTCTCGGATACAAACCACCCTACTGACAGGTAGGTTTCTACGCCCTTACGTCTGTAAGAGACATAGCCTATGACTACGCTATACAGAGCGTATATAGCTAGTATAACGAATGATAGCTTTGTAGCATCAGCCTCGTTAAGCATACTGAAGATACCCTCTGTATAGGCAAAGAACGCTCCTAGTGCTGACACTGACATCATTAGCCAGTACCTCAAGAATGTTCTACTCATAACTTAGCCTCCGCTATTACTAGTGCTTTATTGAACTCCCGTAGTCGTAAGATAACAGCCCAAAAGTCTACAATAGTAGTCCAGCGATCAATGAAGTAGGTCATAGAACCTTCAACACGACCAAAGGCATTTAGTACTTGGCTCAATACGCCTAAAGTAATCAACTGTTGGAAGTACGAAGGTGCAATAGCTATCATAGCAATATTACCTAAGCATAGGCTAAAGGCTGTCTGCCATACACCAAATCCCATATAGTAGTTGAACAACTTGTAATAGTTACGTTTGATACTTGCGAACATAGGGAATAACGTCTGCACACAACGGGCGCTATAGTCATCCTCTGAATGTACTAGCTTCTTACGGAACCTAGCCTCTACTACTTGGTTGTTATATTCTAGTTTAGGTAACCACCAGCCTAATACAAAGCTGATTACTGTACCACCTAATGACATAGCTAACGCTACCCACACTAGGAAACCTTCTATAATCTCACCATTCCAAATAGGCAACCCTTCTGAGAGTTCCCATAAGATAGGGATAAAAGCTACTAGTACTAACACTGCCGAGAAGAGTCCAATAAATAAACCTTCTAGCGTCTTACCGAATACCATTAAGTCCTCTTGAAGTCGTTGACTAGCACCTTCAATCTTAGCCTTACAGTTATTCCAACGCTCTAAGTAGAAGTGTGTGTTAGCCTCCCTCCATCGGAAGATCCAACGTCTTGTCTGCCACGTACCATATACAGACATAGGTACATAGATAGCCAGTATCTCTAGGAAAGACGGTATAGTATCTTCTACTAACCGTAATGTATCCCCTAAACGACCCCAATCCCAACCTAAGAATAGTTGCCAGAACCTCGCTTCATCGTACCCCTGAATAGCATCCCACAACTCCCTATTCCATGAGTTATAGAATACTAGTATTTCAACACCGTACCATGTTAGTGACATTATTAATGCCAGAAAGAACCATGCGTAAGGTGCGTTCTTTAGTGTGAAAAAGAATGATTTCAACATTTACCTACCCTCCAACTATGGAGCCAGTGAAGCCCCAAAAGTTTCTATAGTTTGTAGCTAAGGTCATTAAAGCGGGTTTCCCTTCAAAGTCTGTAGGTTTTAGCCAATACATAGAAGTGCTTGGTATTGCAATGAACGCCATCCTAACTGTCTCATCTTCTACACCTAGTTTCTTTAGAACGTCTAGTAACACCGCAGATGTGCGATAGGCACTCGCCTCTAAGGCTTGCTTACTGATATTAGCTGACGCTTCTGGTGGTGTTCTAGGGCCATGAATGCCCAAGTAAACGTCACCAATCAAGTAACGCCTATCACCTCCTAAGAAAAGCAAACTACAAGAGCTTGCACATATTACCTTTCCATCAGCACCTTCTATGGTAGCTGGTGTGTACACTTCCTTACCTAACTCGTTTATTACTGGGGTGTCTCGTACAATAGTAATCACATCTCTGATTTTGAAGTGTGATGCGAGGCACATACCCTCACCTAAATTACCACCTTTTGATTCTAATATTACAGCGAATCTCTTAGGCATTAGCGGTACTATCTTCCTACAATCCCCATCCCGAACTACGCCAGTTAGGGTATATAAAGAGTCATCTATTTTGGTGAATTTCAAACCCTCTAATTTAGGTTCTTCTTCAGTATCTTCCGTTTTTGTTGTTAGCATCTCAGGCGCGTAGTGTGATACTAGCCCGAATATAACAATAGATAATACGGTTAGTATACTTGTCCACTTTATTAGCTTGTTCATTATATACCCCTCCTGACTATTACGTTTAAACTACAGCAGGAGCTTGGGTTAACATATCAAACAATATGAACCCCACAACTGCCGCAGCTATTAAGTATGTTTTCATTTTATTACTCATCCTACTACCTCGTCATATAGACCGTGTTTAACGGCTTCTTCTGCGGTCAACCAAACATTGGTCGGCTTCAACAGATTCTTCTTTATGTACGCCTTACTCTTACCTGTATGTTTCTGATAGTGACGTACAATTACTTCATCTAACTGGTCTAAATGCACACTGTCCGCCTCTAGATCAGAGTAGTTGCCTATGAGTCCTGTGCTGAACTCATGTGAGAGTACACTACAACTACGGTGTACCTTACGCATTCCCTTAGTTCCTGCCATTGAGATTAACAATCCACAACTCGCAGCACAGCCAGTAGCGTAAGTTGAAATAGGGAACTTATGACGTTCCATTAGATCAATCAAGGCCAGTGCCGAATGTACAGCGCCGCCATGACTATTAACAATCAAAGTTAGCTTGTCCTCCTTTTCTCGTGGTGCGTTATCGAACTGGTATAGGAACCGCATTGCTGGTTCTACACTCAGATCACAGATATCATCCATCAGTAAGTGGCGCTTCTGTGCCCACATTGGATCCATAGGTAATTGCATATTCATAGTTTATATCCTTCTATTTACTTTTGTGTATGTTTAAAAAGTTAGTTCACAACCACCAGCGCTGCAAGCAGCTTCACCTGATAGATCTGTATTATCTACTGCTTCTACTACTTTTGTCAAGTCTATGTCATTTAGTGACTTCTCTAGCACCTCAAAGCGTTCTTTAGTGATAGTCTCAAAAGGAGCTTGAATATAAGTACCTCCATCATAGGGTAGAACTGAGATACCGTTGAAGGTATTACGATTCTTCCACATCCATTCCCCCACCAACGACCATTCATCTTCTTTAACTGAGATGGTTGAAGATACGTTATGGGTGTTCTGACCTTCTATATGCCCCTCTGCGACCCATTCAGTGTTAAACCTACGTACCCTATCCAGAAGCTCTAAAGGGCTCTCAGATCGAAGTATAGAGCCTTGTGGGGCTTTCTGAGGTATCTCCACTACAGCCTGTGAGTCAGGATTAAAATATTCATCCTCAATCAGCTCAGGGTGGTACTTAATCAGATGCTGATATAGTGCCTCGTTCTTACCTAATCGCTGTCTACGGATATAGTATTCATCGTGCCAAGCGTGAATGCCACTACTAGAACCGAGTACGCAACTGCTGGTTCCTGATGGCTTAACAGTAGTGCAACGAGCAGCATGGTTAATTCCAATGAGGTCAGCAACCCTCTTGTTTTCTTCTTTAACAGCACAAGCCGCCTCCCTTAGATCATATTGAAGTATTACACCTGAACCAATACCCGTCTGACCTACTCCTATTAGTGCTTCCTTCTCGGTAGTCTCACGCCATTGGTCACGTAAGTAGTGGAAGTTAGTGTATCCAGCCTGTAGGGTTCCTAAGAATGCTGCGGCCTTACTACGCTCATTTAAGTCTTCTTGAGACTCAATATCTGATACGTTTAGCTCACACAAATTGCAGAATTGATAAGGTCGTAACGCTATCTCACAACATGGATTCGTCCCCCAATCCTTATCATTAGAGAAGTATACTGCGGGTTCACCTGAACCAGACATCTCCACTCGTTCCCATAGCTTTTCAAACTCTTCCTTAGTAACACGGTGGCGTAGAATAACAGCAGAGTTATTAGCACGACCTCGTTGTGGGCTATGTTCCCACCAGTTACCAGCCTTACAACCTAGCATTGAGTTATCATCCATAGAGAATAGGGAAATCAATGCAGCCCTGCGAATACCACCAGCTAATACGGCATCTGCGATATAACACATTAGGTCGTGCGCTTCTAGTGTCTCTAGCTTACGTCCGATAGCGGTATCTAATAGTGATCGTAGGTTATGTAAGCAATCTTTTAACGGTTGAGGGCCGGGGGCCTTACCGCCAGAAGTCACTAATAGCGCACCTTTCTGACGTATATCGCGGAAATCAAACTCTACTTCCATCAAGCCTTTGAAGTAGGATTCCATCAATACTTTTACAGCGTCTGCCCACCCTTCGATGTTATCACTGATTAGGAACCTACGCTTACGCTTCTTAGGGCCAACTACTTCTGGTAGTTTATTTACGTGGTGACGCTGAACACTGTAGCCTACGCCTGTACCACCTAATAGCAAGAACATAGTCTCAGAAAACGCCTCTATGTCCTCTACAGGCAGATAAGCACAGTTAAAAACACGGTTAGGGGCAAGCTCAATAGGAGCCCCACCAAACTGCAACGAACGCATTGACGGTAGCACTTTCTTCTTGTATACAAATTCATAAACGTCCTCAATCTCCTGTTTGATGTGTGGGTACTTACGTTGGTGCATCTCTTTATTACGAGTGACTAGCTCTTCCCAAGTCTCACGGCGTTGTACTTCTGGCTTGAACTTAGCGTATTTTGAAAATACAGTAATGTCTGATAAAATCTTGTTACTTGTTTCCATAGTTGTCTTCTAACTCTATTAGTAGGTCAATATAATGTTTAATCTTTTCTAAGTCGGCTATGCCGTTCTTGTTACGCCATCTAGAAATGTATTTGACTACATTCCCTTCTATAAAACCAAGCCCGTTGGCGTGTATGTATTCAATAGGCTGTATAGGTGTCTTATAGTGTTCCCCATCCACTTGTACAGAGAGGGCCGACTGTTCGTTTATCACCCTCTCTTCCATCTCTCCTGTGAACGTATTGAATACCTTACCCATCTTCAAAATCCCCCTTTTCTATAGCGATCATTAATTTATCATCAAACCTATCCAATAGATCCTCAGTAGAGATACCTAATATTTCTACTAACAGGTCTGTATCATAGTCTCTGATGATATCTTCTACTAATTCTTCTACTGTTTTAGCCATTGATTGTTTTACTCCATTTATTGAGAGCTTTCATATCGTCTTGGCAGAACCATTTAATCTCGTGTTTATCACACCATCCTGCATTAGTCAGCTTAGAGCCTTTACGCAGCTTCTGGTGAGGCTTCGACCATACGAATACTAGTACCTTACCCTCTTTTAACATTTGTTGGTGGATGGCTTTATATTTCTGAGTGTCTCCTGATCTAAAGAATCCCTTAACCTCAATGTATATATTACCTTTGATGAAGTCAGGATTGTAAGTCTTATGGATAGTGTATTTCATCTTCTCAGATTCGTACTCCCATTCCTTAAGACCTACGGCTACCCTAGCCTCTAATTTACTTCTGTACTTTGGTAGACTTCTTGACATTAGTCTCTTCCTTCAATAGAGCCTGTACCATTTGACCTGTTCCGTCAATAAAAGGGCTACCGTGTAGCGACCATCCCTCGTTTAGTAGGGTGTTGATACATTCCTCAAAACGTTCAGCGCGAGGGGTTTGTACTACTTTAAATTCAATCATAATCATTTCTTCTCTTCCGTTACTTCAATTACGCGTGGTACGTTCCACACTTCTGTTAAAAACTTAGGGCCGTTGCTATACAGGAATGTTCTTAATTCAGGATAACAAGTATGCTTATAAGGACAGTAAGAACACTGCGTAGAGAGCTTCATATTACCACTCTTACCATCGGGTACTGGGTGGCTACAGGGCTCTGGCATTTCATCTTTAGAGGTTATATCCTTAAGATGGATGATCCTATCCTCAATGCTCTTACCTTCCGTCAAGTCTATCATCGCTAAAGCTAAATGTCCATTGCCTTTGTCCATAGCTAACCAACCGCCCTCGTCTACGCCTAAGCCAGCACCGTATCCCTTTAACTGGTCAACGTACCCAAAGGGATCATCGAACTCTACAGTGTTATCCTTGAACTTCTTAAAGGCAAAGCTAGAGGCTGATTTAACATCAATGAGTTTACCATCAATAGTACAATCCATTGAGCCTTTAACACCCTCAATCTCTACCCTATCCTGCTCGTTAGCTACTGTATGTCCTCCTAGTCGTACGAGTAGTAGTACTAACTCTTCAATAACGTGGCCGTATAGGAACTTAATGAGCGTAGAGGGCTCTAGTTCTTCTTTAGGGTAGTTCTTGGAGTTAAGCCATACCTGTCTATCAGGCTTACCGACTGATGACATACGTAAGCGTGTCGTGTCTCCCCTTTCTTCAAACAGAGATTTAAACACTGCCTCTTTGACGTTCTTACCGAATAGATCAAAGACAGCATCTACGTCTACAGTAGGGTCTGCTTTAT